CTTGGAAAAATGAACGTGAATAAATTAAAGCAAGGAATTGCTGCCGTTGGGGTTTTAATGGTCGAAATGCTTGCGTTTTCTGTTATAATGGGAAATTATGGGGGGAATTCTGGTTCTCTTTTAGTTGCTGGAATTGCAATGGGTATTATATCCGTTGCTCTTCTTCAACTTGTTGGTGTTGTTGCAATTCTTGCTCAATTTGATATTAAGAAACTTGTCACGGGTCTTATTGGTCTTAGCGGCATTATGCTTATTATGGCTCTTGGAATGAATGCAATTGGAAACCCAAGAGTTCTTCTTGGCGCCGCGGCAATGCTTATAATAGCCGCTGCGGTTACTTTATTTGTTCCGGCAATTGCGGCTCTTGGATCTTTACCAATTAAAACAATTGGGGTTGGTTTGTTAGCTATTGCTGGAGTATTTGCCGTTCTTGGAATTGCCGGATTGGTTCTTGCGCCGGTTCTTCCGGTTATAATGGGCTTATCTATTTCGCTTGCTCTTCTTGGAGGAGCGATGTTTGCCGCCGGAGCAGGAATGATATTATTTGGAACAGGACTCGGTTTGGTTTCTGCAGCTGGTGCAGGAGCAATTGCTGTATTGGTTTTTGCAATAAAAGAAATTGTGAGTTTAATTCCATTTATATTAACAAAAGTCGGAGAAGGACTTGTTGCTTTGATTCAGGCAATAGGAAAAGCGGCCCCAGAACTTATGACTGCTATCGGAGATATAATCACAGCGCTTCTTGATTTAATAGTAGAAAAAATTCCAGAAATTGTAGAAACTATTCTTACTTTGGTTGGGACTTTATTGGAAATATTAGTTGAAAAAGTTCCAGAATTTGTTGATGCTGGGATGAAAATTATACTTGGATTCTTAGAAGGAATTTCAAATAATATAGGACAAATAATCGAAACAATTTTCCAAATGGTTATTAATATTTTAAATGCAATTGCTGAAAAACTTCCAGATTTAATTAAGGCTGGAGCAGATGTTATCATTGCTTTCATGGATGGAATTGCAGAACAAGTTCCAAACGTTGTAGATGCGGGCTTTAATATGATTATAGATCTTATAAATGGCTTGGCAGATTCAATTGAAACCAATACTCCACTTATACTTGAAGCGGCTGGAAATTTAGCAACAGCCTTTTTGGATGGTCTTAAAGATTACTTTAAGGTCGAAGAAGGGGAAAGTTTAGCGGGAAACATTATTCTTGGACTCATTAATGGCATTATTGGGGGAATACAAGATGTTGTTAATGCTGCCATTGAATTGGGTAAGGGAGTAATTGCAGCGATAAAAGGTGCATTTGAAGAGAAGTCTCCATCAAAAGTTATGGAGGAAATTGGAAAGTTTGCAGATTTGGGTTTGGCAAATGGAATTAAAAAGTATTCAAACAAAGTATTAGAAAGTTCAGAAAAGCTTGGTGATGAATCCATAAATAGTTTCCGTTCAGCAATGAATAAAATTTCAGATGTTATTAGTTCTGACATTAATTCAAACCCAGTAATTACTCCGGTTTTAAATCTTAACAATATAAAGGCTGGAACGAGTAGTCTTAATGGTTTGCTATCAACAAGCAAATCTTATAGTCTTGCAATTGATAAAATTAAACAAGATGCATTGTCTATTGAAACCAATCAAAATGGAAGTAAAAATTTAGACTCAAATGGTCAAATCATTAAAAATGAATTTAATTTAAATGGTTTAACAATACGATCTGAAGCGGATATCGATACACTTGTTGATAAATTGTATCGAAAGCAAGAAGAAATGATGCGCTCTCGTGGTTTGAGACCATCTTATACTTATTAATTATAGAGGAGGTAATATTCATTATGCGTGGAGGATTTACGTTTAAAGGAATACATAGTTCTGTTTACGGGGTAAGAAAAACGCCAACAAGTGAAATGTTATCTCCTCTTAAGAGGAGAAATCTTATTTCAATTCCTGGTCGATCTAAAGCAATTATCCAGCAAGATGGTGGATATGAGCCAAGAACCGAAAGGATGTTATGTACTTATGTAGAACAATCTGGGGTAGATATTTATCAGCAAGTTCGAAATATTGCCGGATGGCTTTCTGGAGTTGGAGAATTAACTTATGATAGTGAACCTAATTTACACTATAATGCATATGTTAGTTCTCCCCCAGAAAGGGTAATTAGAAATGGTTATGCCGCTTTTGAGCTTGAATTTACGATTAATCATCCATTTGCTTATGAAAGAGCAACTCAGTTACAACGACCAGTTGGTGTGTTTTTACCCAACAACTTTATAAAAATTTTAATCGATGGAACTGTAAATACACCAGTAAAAATAATTATAAAAAACAATACTAGATCAACAATTACTGATTTGAAAGTATTTCATCAATATATTCAAACAGTAGAAAATTAATTAGAAAGGAAAAAATTATGCCAAAAGGAAATGCAGTAAAATTACAAACATTGCTTGATAATTTAAAGGTGATCACCATTATTAATACTCCAAGTGGGGACAATGGACCAAATTATTTGGCTTTATTTTCAACAGATCCGGGAGCAGATTTATCTGGAACAGAAGTAAATTATTCCGGTTATGCTCGACAATCTATAACATTTGGCGATCCAGCTTTAAATGGTGGAATGGCCGAAATTAAGAACACAAATGAAATTGAATTTCCGACTGTACAAGCGTCGAGTGGTCAACTTACCCATGTTGCTATTTTAACTGCAGCAACTGGTGGACAACTTTTATATTATGCAGCTCTTGGACATTCATATTCTCTTAATCAAGGAGTTAAACCGACCGTTCCGATTGGAAGTTTAACTGTATATGAAGTATAATATATTTTTGGAGGCCCATGATGTTCGACCATAATTTATTTGATAAGAATGGTTTTGATAGTAATGTGCCCGATTCTTCCGATCCTATTTTTTATTCTTATGGGGGGATGCGTGTTAATTTTTTAATAGAATCTCCACTTACAATTATATTTGATGGAAACTCAGATTTAAATTCTTCATTTGATCTAAATACAACCCTTGATATTTCAATTTATGCTTCTTCTGATCTCTCAGTTATTGGAATCGGAGATACAGTTCTTTCGGTTATTCATTTAGAAAATATTACGCTTTTACCAAACGAAGAGATTACAATAGATACTGATTTATTAACTGTTTTATTTGGATCAGAATATGATGTTTCTTCAATTACAAATGACAGTAAGTTTTTCGAATTGGGCCCAGGAAGAAACATTCTCAGTTTTTATGCAGAATTTGAAGGGGTGCCTCCCCTACCGGCTTTTGATAACGAATTAGATGTAACCGTAATATGGGAAAATAGATGGTTATAAAGGATATTTAACAATGAAACCGATAGCTATTTATGATAGATCTACAAAAAAAAGATTGGCATATCTCGAAAACGCGTATGATATTTCATATGTAAAACAAACTAATTCTGTTTGGAATGCATCCTTTAAATTACCATATTCGGATTATAAAAAAGAATATTGTGAGGTTCTTAATTTTGTTGAGATGTGGGATGTTAATACTGGAAACGATGATATTTATGTTGGGTTATTCCGAATAATGGAAATTGTTGAGAGAATGAACCAAACTGACTATGTTATTGAATATTATTTAGAGCATGTAATGAATACTCTATTAGATAGTTATATTCTTGGTTATAAAGAGTATACAACAAGTACAATATCCGACGTAATAACCACAATTTTGGGTTTTCAGAATCAAACAGATTGGGTTCTGGACGTATGCGATTATTCGGACGTTTTATATTTAGCGTTTGAAGACGTCAATATATTAACCGCTTTAAATAATATTACACAATTACTTTCGGAAGATTACTATTGGGAATTTAATACTCAAATTTTTCCCTGGAAGATAAATTTAAAAAAGGTTTCTGGTACACCAATTGCAGATATACGATATAGAAAAAACATATTTGGATTAACTAAAAAATTAGATACAAAAAGCATGATTACAAGACTTTATATTTATGGTGTTGATGCGGACGGGTTGAGAGTAGATCTCACAACGGTTAATTCAGGATTAGAATATATTGATTCTATAACTGGAATTGCAGATTATGGAATAATATCCGCGGTTATAAATGAACCTGCTATTTCAATTCCAGATCATTTGCTTACATATGGAACGGCATTATTAAGCAAATTGGACAAACCATTTATTACATATACTGCTGATATTCAAGCAATAAATAATGCTGGAAATTTAAAAATTGGAGACAGCGTTCGAATTGTAACGGAAGATGAACTGGACACTATATTGACGGTTCAAGAAATCAGAAAAGATAACGTTTCTGGTGCACCATATAGTGGTAAATTAACTATTGGAAAAGGAACTGTAGAATTAGGAATAATAGTTAAAGGCTTTATTTAAAAGAGAGGATAAAATATGACATTACCAACATTACACAAGCCGCAAAAAGATTCTCCAGAGACTTATTTGGCGGCGGGAATTAATGATTTAGTAACAACATTAACATTAAACGATAGTAGTATATTTCAAGCAGATAATATTACAAGACTTACTCTAGGCTTTGATACTTTGGTAACCGAGACGGTTACCGTTCAAAGTTATGGGAGTGGGAATCAAATAACAGTTGTTAGGGGAACTCCAGCATATTCTTGGCCAATTAATACAAAGGTCGCAAGAGTCTTTACTTCTCATGATCTTGATGAAATTCAAGATGCGATTGATTATTTGGACACAAAGGTTCCAAGCATATCAACAGCGATGCTTCAAGATGGTGCGGTTACAAGTTTAAAAATTGCTACATCTGGAGTTGAAGAAACAAACATTAAAGCCGGAGCAGTCACGAATGGTAAAATTGGAGCGGATGCTGTAGATGGAACCAAGATTGCAGATAATGCAATAAATTCAGAGCATATTTATTCTGGAGCAATTGATACGGTACATATTGCGGATTATCAAATAACGTCCGATAAGATTGCCAACTCATCTGTTACAGAAACAAAATTAGGAACCGGAGCAGTAACAACTACAAAAATTGGAGATGTTCAAGTAACGGATGAAAAAATTAGTGCAGTTGCAATGGCAAAAGTTACTGGTTTGTCAACCCATTTGGATAGTTTAATGGCAACTATTGGCTTTGATCCACAATTTCGATTATCTTTGACAAGTGGAAATCCAACCGATCTTGCAAACTCTTCTTCTAGTGGTACAATATATTATGTTCCTTACAAAGGAAATGCAATTCAATTATATAATGGTACTCAATGGGAAATTTTTAATTTAGCACAATTATCATTGACATTAACTGCTACTTCTGGTAAAAATTATGATGTTTTTGTTGATTATAATTCTGGAACACCAGTATTAGTTCTTGGAACGGTCTGGACAAATGATAGCACTCGAGCAGTGGCACTTGCATATCAAAATGGAAGATTTGTCGAAAGTGGAAACCCAGCAAGATTATATGTTGGAACAATTAGAGCAAATGGAACAAACACAACAATCGATACTGCCGAACTTAGAGGTGTTTATAATTTTTATAATAAAATAAAGAAAAATTGTTTATTTACAACAAGTAAGCTTACTGCTGACAAAACAATGTATTGGATAACTGGAAATCCATCTGGTGAAAATATAAAAATTGGAATTGGAGCAAGTTGGACTGCTGGTGGAAGTGGTGAATTTGCAGCCGCATATTTATATTCAACATTAATTCCAAGCGCAGGCAATGGTCATGGAGAAGTTGGGATTTATGGCCTAAACGGAATGGCTCAAGTCGGAAAAACCTGGAGTTTAAATTTTCCAACGGGTTATAATTATGCCACCGCGGA